GGTTTAGAAGCGATTTAAATCAATAGTTTCGGTTGCCCGGATAACCTGCTTGGTTAGCGCGTGACTGTTTTTTCTTTTTACCTTGACGTTCTTTAGAACGCTCACGCATTGCCCGCAGTTCTTGAACAGCTGAGTACGCCCGGTCTTTGCGTTCTTTACCTTTAGGAAGTCGACGCTCAACACCACTACCTTTTTTGACTTTAGGTTTAGGCGTTTGTGTTTGCTGTTGTTTTTTAGGTTGGGATGCCTTGGCTTCCCGTGCTTTTTTCTCAGCTTGATAGTCGCGAGACTTTTTGCGAGTAACAGTCGTGTTATCTTTTTGGACTTTGACCTTGCCCTTGGGTTGCTCTTTTTTAGTTTGCTTAGGCTTATTGGTTTTTTCGTTAAAAGTTCTGCGACCAGCACCACGGCCAGATTCAGCCTTTGCACGGTTGGTTTTTTTGTAAGCCTCAGCAATTTCTGCGCCAGTAAGAATAGCGCCAACGGGACCAGCACCTTTGAAACGCCTTGCAGCACCACGTACTGCAGTTTCTAGTTGTGCTCTACGAACTGACCTAGCTACGCGGTCAGCTCCATAGCGACGGGCTGCTGCACCTGCAGGTTGTCCTTGACGCACAGTAGTACCTTTAGTACCTTGAGCAGCTCGTACTTGTTTAGCAGCTGCTTGAGCACGCCGAGAAGATGCGGTACCGCTAGAGTACCTACGACCACCTGTAGTGGCTTTGGGAGGAAGGGCTTTTTGGCTGCGAACATTTTTGTTACGTGCAGCTCGTTGTTCGCGTAGCAAACGTTGTTGACGTTGCCGCATTGTTTCTTTAGGCTTTGTGCCTTTGACTCGTTTTCGAGGGGCCATTAGTTGATGTGATCAATAATACGTTGTTCTCTGTCAGGATGCATGCCATATTTAGCACGCATCCAGTTTAGCCAGTTGTCGCTACCTTTGTCCTGATTACAATGGGTACAAGCGGGTACCAAGTTGCTCGTGAGATCTTCTCCACCCAGAGACTTAGGGTGAACGTGGTCAAGAGTAAGTTCATGTAATTCATAAGTTTCTCCACAATAAACGCATTGACATTTGAAGTGCTCTTTAATTGCACGCCTCCATAGGCGCTTAGCTTCTGGGGATGTCATCGTTATTAGGTTGTATAAATAGTGATCAGGAGTAGGTAGCAGAGGAGTCATCAGGCAGCGTATTTGCGCTTTTTCTTTTTGGCCTTGGCTTTCTGTGTAGGACCGTAAGGTACGGGCATGTACTCGCCCTTAAACTTTTTGACGGGCGTAGCGTCTCCTCGGGGAGTTTTCTTTTTGTTAGCCATTTTTAATCCTTAGTTTGCTCCTGTTTCGGGCTCGGTTTTTGGAAGGGTCTTCGCGGACGAACGTGCCTTTCGTGGTTTGCGAGAGGTCTTTGCCGCCTTTACCGTCGATTCCTCTTGCTCGGCGGGCTTTGGTGTGCTTGACTCGGTAGGCTGTTGCTTCCGCCGACTTGTTTCTTTTTGTATCGTAACGGCGTTTGTTACGCCGAGCGGCTGCATTGTCGCGGTAATTCTTCGCACTTTTTTTAAGAGTGTGATAAGGTTTTTTGTCAGGACCCATTAGCGTCGAATTGCTTTTTGGACTTCATCAAAATTGATGGTTGGCATAATATCAGCAAGGCCGCTGAGAGCAGAACCCTCAACGGCCACACCAGTGATGTCATTTTTGGACAACCAGTCACAAGCTGCTTTAAGATCTTGTGTGGTTGCTTCGCCAGACTTGATTCGCGCTAAGAACTCCTTTGTAATAAGGTTGTGAAGCTCGTTAAATGAGTCTTCACTGGCTCTTTTCTTGCTCATTTTTAGGGTTAATTGACACAATGGGGACAATGTCGTGGCAAAGTACCTCAACACGGCTTCCTGGTCTAAACATGAACCCAGTTTTCATGATTTCTGTGCACTTTAAGGCACGGACAAGCTCATAATCTAGGCGAAGTTTCTGTTCTTGTTTACGGGCTATACTTTTACACAAGCTAATCATGTCCCAATCAAGAGGAACACTAAAATTAACTTGCATACCAAAGTTGTTACTACGTACATATCCCGAATCTTCGTACGGAATAGTGTCGTTACCCATGTAAAATGGGCTAAGCTGCATGGTAGGACCATTACAACTTACGTTACTGCCAAAGTATTGACGGCTTGGAGCCCCATTGTTTTGGAATTGTACGGCTTGGTTGGTAACATTACCAGTCGCAGCCGCTACGGGGTTGGATGTATTTTGAACTTTTGGATCTTCGTTGTTAGCAAATGCAGGACTTACGGAGACGTAGTCTACGACTACTGAGAGAAGACCGACAAGGAAGTAGTAGTGGAGACCTGTTGGATGGTTTCGGTTACGAGACTGTCTTCGATCAGACCCGCTGCTCGGTTGACAATCTCCAGTTGAAACTGCTCCCCTGCGTTGGTTACCGAATAGGTTGTTGCTGAATCTGAGATGTCCCCACTTGGGGTTACGTTGGTTCCAGACCATGATGAATAGGTGCCACCATAGACATTAGTCTCAATAGTACGATCAATATCAATGGTAGAAGTAGTAGTGGATTGCATGCTGCCCTGTGTAAAGTTGGGCGTAACTTGCTGAGCTGCAGCAGGACTAGCTAGAAAGAGAAGGAGTAGTAGCTTTTTCATAATTCTTTCTTGGGTTCGTTTGGCTTGTTGTTACCGTTTCTGCTATTATTAGATGTGTTTAATCCAAAAGTAGCAAGAGCGCCTGTAAAGACGCTAGCAACAAAAGTAATGTCACCACCACTTTGACCTTTTTTAATCATTGGAAGATCGACATAATTTAGAGTGATAATGAAACCACTCCATACAACAACGCCAAGACGGACAAAAGTTCCTAAAATCTCAATGTCTTTTTCAGCATGTTCCTTCACTTTTTTAAGGAAGGGTCTTTTTTCTTGGTTAGTTTGCTCCATGTTTGCTTGAATACAGGTTTAAAGACCATGACTAAGTATTTGAACAAAGAGGTAGCAGTCAAGGTGGCAGCAACACTAATAAACGCTGTGGTGGCTGCAGTGGTCATAATAGTTGTAGTCGGCATCGGGACTTCAATGTCCGTAAATGGGATCTCAACTATCTGTGCCTCTGGTGGAAGACTTGGTTTGGTTGGTTTAGTTTTTGTATCTTCTGTAGAAGGCTCTTCTTCCGTGTTAATACCTTCAATACCCGGAGGCGGTCTAAGGGTGTTAGGAGGCACCACAAGGGGCTTGTAGCTAGGTAGCTGAGCCCTTGGTACCTCCAGCACCGCTTGGGGCAGCTCAGGGGATGCTGGAAGGGTTAGAGAGGGAAGGAGGGGTGGATCACCATTCATACTCACTTATGTAAACCGTACCGCTGTTGCTTGTTACGGTTTTAATGTGTACTGTAGACCCCTCAGGTACAGTAAAGTATTCACGCTCATCGGTTTTGATGAAGTGCTCACCAGTTCCGCTATTTAGCTTAAAATAAGCGTCGTGACCATTAGGGTGAATACTAATCCTACGGCAATGACTAGACAGGACTTGGCTTGTATAGGTTAATCCTGTAGAAACAGTGTACGCAGCTCCTGGAGTGTTATGATACCCAGGGTGCGTTCTTACATCATCAATCGTCATTTGTTTGGAAACAGACCGTTTTCAATAAACACAACAGCTTGATCGTCTACAGTATTGTCAGTAGATTCCGCCAGCTTTTTCAGCAGGTCAACAATAAGCCGTTTGACTTGATCAGAATTAATGAACGAAAACAGAAGTGGACGAATTAGGGTGATCATTCTTCAGCGGGGGTAGGTTCGGGAGTGGGTTCTGGGGTAGGCTCAGGCTCAGGTGTGGGCTCTGGAGTCGGTTCAGGCTCTGGAGTCGGCTCGGGTTCGGGCTCAGGTGCTGGTTCCCAGCTGTAGAAAGCAGAGCTAGTGCAATACTCAGCAAGGGCTGCAACGTCTACACAGGCAGCAATAGCAGCTTCCTTTTCGTTACTCAGAGTACGGATCTCACCACGACGTGAGAGCACCTCAGCAGGGACAGCAGCACTGTTTTCTGCCTGACGAACGACATACCAGTCGGTCTGGCTAAGCAAGGAGCCTGCTGCTTCCTTGACCTTTGCAGTCCAAAGTGCTTTAAGGTCGTCAAGATCTTTGGGGTTATCAACTCCCCAGTAGAAACGTTGATCCCACACAGCCTGTGGCTGATCGGGGACTTCAACGATACCAATGGCTTGCTTTTCCTCCAAAGAGGTCAAGCGCAGCCAATTAGCGGGATATTGCATCCCGTCATGAACAAATGCCTTGTCATATTGCAAGGTCTTACCATTAAGTTGAAGCATAGTTAAATGTTTTAATTAGCGTGCGCGTGCGTATTTGAAGGGGTTCTCAGCAAATGCGGCGTAAAGGATCGTGGCACCACTGCCGTTGTTAAAGCCAAAACCAGATCGCACCTTAAATCCATTAGACAAGAAATCAACGTGATCAGAGCCACCGCTTCCCTCAGCATCCCTAGCCTCAGCACGAAGATATTTTTCCGCGCCGTTATATGTATCACGGGCACTGTCATAGATGCCCCAATACTGACCAGCACCTGTGTTCCGAAACAGCACATATGCGGGGCGGAACCCTAAGTAAACGAACGGACCATCAGATGATGAACCGTTGCCGGTGTACGAACCAAACGCGCTATAGCCTTCAACAGGTGCAAAGCAGTAGGCAATATAATTTTCAGTACTAGCGTTGACATTATCCTCAGTGCCAACACTAAACACAGAGCTAGTAGGCGTAGTGTCATTCCACATTGCTCCTACGTCTGAACGTGCAGCCGTTCCAGCAGTTGTCTCAAATAGTTTTAGGAAATAATTTTGTGGGTTTGTAGCATCCGTCCCAACGTGATACACAGCACCGTGATCATTTACATCACGGTTTTTAACCATGATCATTTCAGGAGCAGCATTCAATCCGTGCCCAATAGTCGCAGATGCAGCACCATTGCCTGTGTAACTAACAATCGAGAACCCAGCAGACGCATTGGCGCGGACACCTGTTGGCGTGATGCTACCAGCAGTGTTGTTTGTGTCTGTTGTTGTTCCGGCGTCCCAGGCCCAGCCGACATAAGAACCTGAGCTAACATTTACATTAGCACTTGTTTGGACAGTAAATCCGTCTGAGGTGAAAGCGGACAGGTGATCAGTTTGAGTTGATTCTTCGGCACTGCTGTCAGAAATTAAGCGCTTATTTGCACCACGAACAGTGTCAAACAAAACATTGAATCTTGTAGCGTTGCGCTGCTTAATCCATACCAAATCTGGGCTAAAACCTAAACCAGTAATTGTTTGACCTGTACCATCACCCGTATAGAGCTTGGTATCCATCGCCGTCGAACCATCGGCAATCGCTGGAGGACCAAAATTCTGCGTGCAGAGACTTAAATAACCTGTTGGTGGCGTGTACGCAAATGGACGTTGGCCGAAGTTTGCGGCTCCAGTTGACGAATAAAAATTACCAATCGGGAAAATGTCCGTAACGCTTGTTTTTGTTGCGTTTGCACCTGTTGAAGGATTGCCGGTAAGCCCGTAGCTACTGTCGTACCAACTATTGTTAAACCCTAGCCATAATTTTTCACTGTCTGCGTCATACGCAACCTGTAAAACAGCGCCATTAGTAGTGGCAGCAACATTAGAAACATCTGAACCTCCAGTGTTGATAAGCCGGCTAGCACTGTTTACTGCAACATAAATAACGTTTGACCCACCCCAGCCTGGTGGCGTAGATGCTGTGGACCACGAAACTCCAAATGCAAATACGGTAGCTGAATTAAGGAATGAAGTATGCGTACATTCGCAATACCATTTACCAGTGGCAGGAAACTTAAAAGTTGCTCTTACTGCTTCATGAGCCGCACCATTAGAAACATCTAAATTTCCGTTGGAAAGATCAATGCCGCCGTTGTCTAAAGGGTTCCACGTCGCATAGTTCCCGCCATTGTTGCCAGAAGTTGCCGTGTAATTCGTCGGCGTGTCAATCAGGCTGTCATTGCCAGATCCTGATGCAACAGAAAGGCTATTAACCGTCCAAGTATTGCTGTTGCCGCTGCTATCCGTTCCAAGTGCAGCGTTGCTGCTGTTGTCGGAAAAGTCGAGGTAAAAGCCGTTGGTTCCGTATGTTCCAGTGTATTCAATCGGGTTCCAAACACCAGTGGTGGCGTCAGGCTCACCGAAGTCAGACGCAGTAAGTTGCTGACCGTCGATGAAGTGAAACTCACTCAGCTGAAAATTACCTGCTCTCGTAAATGAGCCGTTTGTCTTTTGAATACCGATGTAATGTTTTCTGACTTGACCCCAAGACAAGTAAACATTTTGCGGTGGCTGACTGCTGTAGGTTTGTGACTCACCATTGATCCAAACCTTGCATCTATTTGCAGCAGTTGCCTGCGTAGTATCGATTGCAAAAACGCAGTGATACCAAGCAGAAGGGTCGCGGAACAATCTGCCATTTCCAACACTTCCTGGAGTCCAAGCCGATGAAGACCCTGTGTCTCCAGAGCCAGTTGATGCTCCATAGTCATACAGCTTTAATTGATTACCGCTAAAGTGCAGAGACAAGCTTCTAGCTGTAACGTGATTACCTGCTACGGTGTCATAATCCTGACCAACAATCATTGATTCATCAGACGAATCAACACTATTTCGTTTAATCCAAAACGAAAATGTCATCTTCCGCTGATTACCTGCAGTAGTAATATTGCGTTCTAGATGCGCTTCATCAGCACTATTAAACCGCAAGCTGCGTTGAATTTCGTAACCAGCAGCAGCGCCGCCAGCTGAACCGGCGGCACCTGCTAAAACATTATTAAAAATTGGCATATAATTACTGGACGTAGTTTGCAGTGAAGTTGCAGGTGAGACACTCATAGCCTGCACTATCGTCTTGGACGATGTAATCAATACGATCAATAGAACCGCTGGTGCCAGTAAGAGTGATGCCAGCTGCACCACCAACAAACTTCATCGTGGTGGGGAAAGAGCCGCTAGCAGCAGCTGCAGTGGGTTTGATAAAGATTGACCCACACTGACCTTTAGCACCACTGATGTTGCTCAGAGTAACCGTGTAGGTGCCATTGGGTTGAATCAGGAAGTTGTTGGAAGCGTCCAGATCAATAGTAAAAGAAGTGCCAGCAGCAAGCTCAGTGATCTCACCACGCTGACCAGCAGTGAAGGTTTGCTCAACACTGGTAGAAGCTTTTGCGGCAACGTCAGCCGCTGTAGGAATACCACTTACGGTAATGTCAGAATCTGTACCTGCATTATCAAAAGTAATGGTATCTACTTTAATTTTTCCGTAAGCCATAATTAATCAAGAACGACGAGTTTAGAGTTTGCATTAACAGTCAACGTAACACCAGAGGCGACTGCCATTGGACCGATACAAGCGGCGTTTACATTTGTACTGATGGTTTTATCAGCAGCAAGGGTTTGATCAGTTTCGATGAAAGCTGCATCAACGTTACCAACACCTGTGGTAACAGCGTTATCGACATAGGTTTTTGTAGCTGCATCGTTACCACTGGTAGGAGCACCAAGGTTGATGATCTTGTTATTAAGAGCATCCAGTTCACCACCAAGTTGTGGTGTGGTGTCGTCACTAAGGTCTTGCATTCCAGCACCTTGCAATGCTGAAATACCAACAAAGCTAAGGTTACCACTACCGTCAGTCTTAAGGACTTGATCAGTAGCACCGTCAGAAGACGGATAGTTTAGACCTGCAAGAGTGATAGCACCAGTAGCTGTTAAAGCACCTGTAATGCTGACATCACCAGTAACGTTGACCCCACCTGTTCCATCAGGAAGGATGTCAATGTCACGGTTATTAGAGGAGACGATGTCGTATGTAGAGACAGATCG